TTTCATGTGCTTCTAAAATTCTGAGTTGTTTCATTCTTCCTTTTAAAAGATAAATATATTGCTAGTATTGTTTAATTTTTTGATTTCGAAAAATCAAAATATTTGTTGTTGGAAATATTATTTGTGTAAATATTTTTTACAATTTTTTTGATACCTTCTTTTAAAATTGGTGACTTGAATTCGTAGTCCTGTGTAACGAATAAATTTACTTCTAAATTAAAAAAAGATTTTTTTCCTTTGTTTATACCACTGGTTCTCAAATCTAAATCAACAATATTTTTTTCTAAAAAAATTTCTTGTGATATTGAATTGTATACAGAATGTTTTATTTCACGGTTTAAATTACAAACAACTCTGTTCCAATTATCATATTCAATTTTGGGACAAACCCAAGATTGAATATTTATGTAAATTGATTTCAAATTTTTTGAATCTACTGTTCCGTATACCGATTTAATTGGTGTAAATAAATTTAATTTTACACTTTTTCCTTTTTTCATTCATTTTCATATTTCATAGTTTATTTTGATACAAAAGTAACCATAAAGTTATTTATTGTCAAAAACACAATATATATAAAATATGTTGATTATTGAAATAACCAAATCGGAAAATTTAGAGAAAGCTTTGAAAGTTTTGAAATCCAAGGTAATAAAGACAAAACAGAATCAAAAATTACTTGAAAAGAAAGAATTTGAGAAAAAGTCCGTTACTAAAAGAAAAGCATTACTGAAAGCAAAATACACTCAGAGAAAAAAAAATAATTTATAAATTTTTTTCCAAACTCATCAATTTCACATAGTTCATCTGATTAAAGTCCTGAGTTTGAATTTTTTCTATAGTTTCTTCAATTTTGAATTTTAATTCTTCCTCAGATTCATTTGTGAGAATTGTTTTCAATTTATTTATTGTGGAGTCTTTCAAATTTTGATAATCTTCTATCAAGTTTTTACTATCTGTTTTCACGACGTTCATGAAAATTTTTTTAGAATCCTCATCCATGTTTGTGATGTAATTTTCTAATGTCTGATTCGCAATTTTGACCATACTAGACACAGGTATCTTTATAGACTCTTTTAAATTTTCTTTTTTCGATTTTAGAATTTGGATAATTTCTTTTTTCGCATTTACACGTTCAGACAAATTTAAATTATTCGTATAAACTAAAGTGTCTATGTTTTTATAATTGTTATTTGTATTTTCCTTAGCAAGTTTGGGTAATTTTATTGTAGGTAAGATTCTATTGATTACAGACAAACCCTCTTCTAAAAAATCTTTAGCGTCGCTTTCATTCAGACCTTGATTTGTAGACAATTGGTCGTAAATAGAGTAAAGTTTAGATATTGATTTATTATTCAATATGTTAGACCTGAATTCATTGATACTTTTCTTAAAATCTTTTTCATTTTTATAAGATTCAATAAGATGGTTTTCTATGGCGGTTTTTATCTGTCCGAATGTCATTACTGTGGATTTACAAATAAATATTATGAATTTAGTAACTTGTTTAACTCCTTTGTAATTTCACCCAAAGAATTTTGTCCATGTGATAAATCTATGTTTGTTGGACCTTCAATAAAGTTATTTTCAACTAAAATATTTAATTCTTTAGTTTTGGATTCTGGTGTAACTTCACCTCCCTCAGGAGTTGCTCCAGGTGCTGCTGGAGCTTCAGGTGCTGGTTGTTCTGGGGGCGGTGGTGCCATTGTTTCCGCACCTGAGGGTTCAAATCCTCCTGTTTCAGGTGCTGATTGTGTTGTAGTTCCTCCAGTGGTTGACCCATATAGTTTGTCTAAATTATCAAATATTCCTGTTTTTGTTATTACCGTTGGTGTTGCTTTCAATTCTTCACCCACAGCTCTTTCTAATCTTTGTTGTTGTAAATCCAATTTGACTTCATCATCTGACCAACCAAAAATATGTTTTTTAGCCCAGGTTGTAGATGTTGCAGATATTCCACCTCCTGGGTCAGATACCATATCTTTATATAGTGTGACCTTTTCTTTCCAAACATCAATTTTGAGTAGGTCGGCTTGAGTAGAGGGATTTGTAAGACCTAAAGTAAAATTCTCAAGTTCATCTTCAAAGCCTAAAAGGAATAAATGTACAATTGCAATTTTATTTAATTCCTGTAGCATACTTTTTTGAATCCTATTGATTGTTCTGGCAAACCTGATGTCTTGTAAGGAAAGGTTTTTACCATCACCTACCACCTCCTCAAATCCTAAAAATGCTTTAGGAACTCTAAGAGCTGTTAGTAATTTTTTCTGAATATATTCAATATCAGCAATTTCTGATAAATTTTGTGCACCAGGAAGTGTGTCAATTGGACTCGGTGCTGCTGGGTCTCTGACAGGAACGAAATAATCTTGGTCTACCGCCATCTGATTAAATCTCATATCAACTTGACCCGTTTTACTATCTACTATTTGTTCCCTCTTGAATTTGTTGGCAACACGCTGTACATATGCTTCAACATCATCATCGTTCATGTTTCCGACGAAAACTTTGAAAATTCTTCTTTCAGGTGCTCTAGAAGTACGATAAATCAACATCGCATCTTCAGATAATAATAATTGTTTCCAAATTCTTCTTGCTTTTTCTAACATTGAAGTACCGTAAGGTAACCTCCTGTCATCACCTAATAATCTAAAATGTGCAATTTCCCATGATTGGAATGTCATGTTTTTATTTTTCCAATCAAAGTGAAGTGCTTTTCTATCTTCAGGCTTATCAGGTTCAACTGTAATTTTCTGTGATGTTCCCACTTCTCTTCTTTCGATTTCGATTGTAGGTAATTGTTGACAACCAACAATTCCTTTTTCAGGGTCCAATTTAAGATAAACGAAGTTATCACCATACTTACAAGTGTTTCTTGTCCACATGGGTAGATTTGTGTTTATATCTAAAGTATTGTTGAAAAGGTCAGCTAAAACTGATTTGATTCTTTTAGATTCCGAGTAAATTTGCAAAATAAATCCATCTTCATTAGTTGTTGTTGATTCCTCAGCATAAATGTCCAAAGCTGCGGAAATTTCAGGCGTGTATTCCATTGACTCATAATCATATTGTGCCGATAACCTTGATGGTTCATAATAAATGGCCTGAGAGTATAGATTGTTTTCAACTTTAGCCCACTGATTTGCTAAATAAAAACTTTGTTGTGCTTGTAACTTTTCCCTCTCATATTCAGTTCTGTCAGTTGTACGTAATAATACTTTTTTGTCAAACTTATATGTGGGATAATCTTGACCTAACAAAGAATTGGGTCCAAAGGTTTTGGATAACCTTTGCCAAATCGTTAAATTCTGTTCACTCATTTTTTAATTTTACTTGTCTAATCAATAATATAAATAGTTATTTGGTCCCAAATAACCACCCATATTTTTGATAATCGGCCTTAGTTGGACCGTTTGTTGGATATATACCTGAATTACGATTAGACTGAGGAACCATAGGATTAAAATAATCTGAGGTGTTTTTATTTTCGTTTACGGTTGAGGTCCATGAATTTAGCATTGCTTTAGTGTGGTTGACAACTTTTTGTAATGATTGAAATGATTTCTCTGCAACATATATCGCCATAGATATGGCCATTATACAATCATCATGGTGTCCCTTTTGATGGTCAGGCCTACCGTTTATAAAAATAAAGGTATTCATTTCGTTATATAAACGATTGGAATAGATTTTAAAATCATGTCTTACTGCCTCTTCAAGAGATGCAATTATCTGAACCCTTTTGGAATTAAAATTTATACCAGGTATTTTTTCATTAGCTTTTGGGTCCCATTTCCATTTTTTATTTGGGTCTATATTGTCAACATATAAACCTCCCTCATAGTTTAATTCTTGCATTTTTCGGGCAGTAGAAATTCCCATTCCACCAGTTATATCAATAACACAGTAAGCTCTGTACATTGTACCCCATTTGTAAGCAATCTCCGCAAGTACATCTGGAGGGATTTTACCTACATATTCTAATACTTGTTCTTTGGTATCAAAGTCAATAATTTCTATACATGAAAAATCCTCAGAATCACCTCTTGAAACGTCAACACCCATTACGTACTTATGATTATTTTCAGGTTCTTTGAAAATCCAAAGAGAACTTCCCATCAATTTAGCTTGTGGCTCTCGGAGACTGTTTTTTGCAATATTTTGCATCAATTCAGACTCAAAAACATTATCACCTGAACCCAAAAAATTACACTCCAATTCTTGGGCAACTTTTCTTCGGTCAAATTTTAGTTTTTTGACCATTCCTTCGAACCACGCAGAACATGGTTTATAACCCTTGTTTATGTAATCTGTTGTAATTGAATGGTCTCTCTCATATGGATTTTCTATTGAAAGGTCAATAACTACATCTTTGGCGTAGTCTTCTCTATTGAGAAGAAAATGAACTAAGTCGTTTGTTTTTACAACATAAAGGTCTTTTGTATATCTCGGGTCTCGATACCAAAACATTTCTGAAATTTTGAACTCATTCATTCCTCTGAGTGCTTGGTCATAAATTTCATAATAGATTGGGTCATATCCGTTTGGTGTTGAAACAACTATAACTTTACCACCTGTAGAAAGTGAGGCCATACATGCAGACCAAAAATCATTGTCCGCCTCAATGAACGCTGCTTCATCAAAAATTAATATTGTAGGTGTGTAACCACGTAAGGCATCTTTAGATGTAGCAACTGCCTTTACTTCACAATCATTTGAAAGTTTGAAATGTCTTTGTGAGTTTTTTTCTGCAGAAAACCCGATACCAACCCACTCAGGCCATTGTTCCGTGAACGACCTTATTTTGTTAGCCATCTCGACGGAAGTGTCAAGTTTATTGGCAATTATTAGAATTTTTTCAGGTTTTTGTTTTTTTGCGAAAACTAATTTTTTTGAAGCCCAAGCTGCTGTCACGGTAGAAACACCTGCTTGTCTGTATTTTAGGGCAATATTTTCATTATGAGCATCATAATCTTCAATCAATCTTACTTGGTCAGGAAATAAATCTAAAGGAACGTACTTAGATACCGTGTTATCGTAAGTTTGTAAATAAGTTTTTAATGCATACGGAGTGTTCCTCATGCATTTTGTATATTCAATAATTAGTTGTTCTTTCGTCATCCAAAATTATTTGGGTCGACTTATACCTAAATTACTCAAGAAGTCGTCCAAACTATCGTCATCGTCAATATCGGAATCATCACTTTTCTTTTGAGTTTTCAAATAATCTTCATACTCTTTTTTAAGTTCCATCGCTTTTTTCATGATTTCTCTGTAACGTTCTTTAGCCTTTGAAACTTTTGATGGAATCTTTGAAATTGTATCGCCAAAAATTTGAAGAAATTCACGATTTGGAATTTGGTATAATTCGATTTCAAACCAGTTTATCAAACCTTTATTTTCAGGAAGAAACATTTCGTCGGGTAACGCAAATCTAAGTTTTTCTACAACAGGAGGTCCTAACCGCAACTGCATGGGTTCGTTAGAGAGAACATCAACAGCTGCTTTCACTTTTTCACGCATTTGAGGGTCCTTGGGTAGACCAAATCTAGCGTTAGCCTTTTTGATTCCTTTAATAATTTCATGACATAAAATTGGAAAAAATAAACCCTCGGCAACTATTTTGGTGTCTGGTTTATCTTGAGAATCTTCTTCTCCTTCTCCTCCTTTGTCATCAGCATCCTCCAACGATACTTTACCGGCAACACCATTTCCTGTGGCTGACATGTGTTCAATCATTTGTTCCATGGTGAAATACAATAAATCATTGACGGCCATAACCCCCAAATAAGCTGGGTACAATCTTGAGTCGATTGCGTCAAGTTTAGTTTTAACTTCAGGTTTTTGAAATAAGTAGTGTCCTTTTTTTGCGGCACCCTGAACAAGAGCATTTATAATATTTCTTTTGTGTTTCTCTAACTCAAACTCTTCTTGTGGTGTCAAATTTTCAATATCAAAATCATCAAAACTCAAACTCTGTTTTTTTTCTTCATTTTCATCATCTTCATCTTCGGGTTCTTCGGGTTCGTATCTAAAATTGTCCACGTCAATAGGTTCTCTATTTAACATGGCTTCAATTTGATACCAATCCTCAGGTGTCTCAGTTTCATCCAAACAAACATCTTTAGCCAATTCTTCCAATTCCTCTCTATGTTGAGATTCGATTCTTAAAATCATAGGTACCTTACTCATCTCCTCCATATAAATTCTTTGAATTACATTAGGAGTTAGTCTTTCCATCCCTTTGACTTGACGCAGCTTATCAACGACCGTTTTGAAACGTTCTGTTGCTAACCTTTCTACATCTTCAACCCCTTTTTGGAATGCTGGTGAGCTAGCATATAAATTTTCGGGACTTGAAAGTTTTCTTTCTAAGTTTGGGTCCATCCTCTCAGGATAATTCCCATAATCAATTGCTTCTAATGTTCTTTTTTTCATTTTTTTCTCAACATTTTCATTATAGTAGATATAACTTTGTCTTTGACTTTTTCTGGTTCAACTGCCATCGGTGACTCTTTTTCACCTGGATTAGGATTTTGTCCAGGTCTCATGGGTCTAGGTTTTGGTTTTGTAGGTGTAGCCGGTTTTGTAGGTGTAGCCGGTTTTGGGGGTGCTGTAGCTGGTTCCGATTCTCTCAAGTATTTCATGAGGTCTTTTTTTGTAATTTTTGGAGAAAGATGTCTTTCGACAATTTTTTGAATTTCTGTTTCTAAAAACAAAGATACATTTTTTTTACTTTCTTCCAAAGATTTTTTCACACCCATAACACAACTTTCATACTTGGCTTTTTGTTTTTTTGTCCACTCACTTCTTTCCGTAGTTCCGAATTCTTCTCCCATTTTTGCAGTACAAATAGCCCAGGGATTTTTCGCATTTTTCTTTTTTGACTCTTCAATCGATTCAAAATTATACATACCATCATCATTCATGGAAGAGTCTTCTGTTTTATCCGGTCCGAACCCATCGTTTGAACTTGGACCAACTTGTTGTGGGTCTTGAGTTTGTTTCTTCTGATTTGGGTCCATATCAACTTCTTCCTCTTCCTCTAATTCTTTTTCAATCATCTGAACAGGAACCCCCTGTGTAGATAAGTTTTTTACCGTTTGAATCGCATTTGGTGTTGTACTTTTGATTTGTACGGGAGCACCTTTGGATTGTATTTGTTCACCAAATAATTTTGAATGTAATAAATTTATTTCAGATTCATTCAATTTCAGAACAGTTCTTGAAGGGATTCCTTTTTCAATAAGTTCCAATGATTTAATTTTAATTTTCATATACAACTTTCTTTTCAAATTCGAGAATCAAATCTCTCTCGTATAATTTATCTTTTATAACTTGCTCTGACTCTCCGAACCTAAAAATCATTCTTTTATGTCCCTTTATTTCTTCAGGTTCCCAAGCCATCGCAACTACATCATCTAAGGCATCTATCATACAAAAAAAATCGGAGTTCTGAATCAATTCCAATTTAACATCAGTATTTCTCAAAACTCCTACCTTTTTTATATATTTCAAATTCGGAGGTGATGGATAACCATTACTTGGTTTTGATTCCCAATTTTCTCCCCAAACATCTTCCAAATTTTCGTCAGAAAATATGAATTCGTAAATGTTATCGCCTTTGTAGTTAGGTCCTAAACCATTAACGAAAACCAATTTACTCATAAAATTTCTCCCTCAGGTGATATTTTAATTTGTTTTTGGTTATTTTCAAAAACTATATTTTTTTTATTTGTTTTACCAACAACATTGAAAGAAGGATTTGCTCTTAAAAATTTTTCTGAGACAAGTTCTTGTTTAACAGACTCAGAAAGTTTCACTACTTCTGTCATTTTTTTTCTTAGAGTTACCTCTTGTATTTTACTTTTTCTTTGTTTTTTTTCTTTTGACTCCAAGATTTCCTTCTTTGTGATTTCGAAATATCTTGATAAAACTTTATCAACTTTTGATTCTTTGAAGATACTATCAAGTATTGAACCGTTTCCAGAGTTCATTTCACCCATCTCAGCCTTTGGTTTGTCCATATCTACTTCAATATCTTCAACTTCCGAATCTGAGGTAATATCCTCATCATCTAATGACAATTCATCATCAGACATATCCGTGTCCATATCTCCTTCAGGTCTTTCTTCCGCATCTTCAAATTTAGACATGATATCCTCTTTGTCTTCCTCAGATAAGTTTTTCAAATCTAATGAAGAAAGAACCATGTTTATTACATATTTTATGTCTTCGGAAGTCATCCCGTCTTGATTATCAAACTCTCTAATTTTTTGTGTAAGTTTTCCTGTCAATTTTTGAATTGTCTTGAATGTTACCATCTCATCAGATGCCGATGACATATCTTCTGAAGAATCATCCATTTCAGGTTCACCCTCAGGAGCAGATTCTGTATCATCCATTTCCATATCTGCATCCAATTCAAGTTCACCATCAGGCATTTCTTCAGCACTCATATCCATTTCTTCTTCCCCTCCAACAGGTGAATCAGGTAATTCTGGTTGAGGAACCGCTGGCGGTTCTGCTGGTGGTGCCGGTGGTTCTGCATCAACGGGTTCAGGTTTAGGAGTTTTCAGAACAAATTTCTTTTGTTCACCATATAATTCTACTCCACCTTCATTTTCATTCAATCTATTCAACTCTCCGGCCAATAGATTTAGTCTCTTGAACGCCTGTGAATATGAAGAATAATACTTCCTATTTTTCATAGGCTCTATGTAATCTAACTCAGACTCAGAAACTATTTTCTTGATTATATATCCTTGTTTTTCTTTTACAATCTGATAATCATTACCATCGGCTAGATTTATTGAATAGAATGATTTTGCCGTTTCGTTTACTGAATTCGGAATTGTTTCATTATACTTAGCGATTTCAAGAATTCTTTTGATTTTGTCTTGACCTGTGAGTTTTTCACTCCCTATTGGTTTTAAGTCTCCCATTTTTATATTTTTTTATATGTTTTAATTATTGAGTCCGTTAAATCCTCCTAATGTTATGGCGTTTAGTTGGATTGCTATTCCGTTTTGAGTTGCATATCCCGGATGAGGTACTTGTGTTCCTGGTGGTAATGTTCCGCCACTGAAAGAACCTAACATACCCGCAGTATATTCATAATTTTGATTCACTGAGGTTCCAGTATATACCACACCACATTCAGCACAATCAACAAATGGACCATCATTGTATATTGCAGTAGCAACTATCGGACCGTAACTTGTATCGGTGACAAAATAACAATTATAATCTAAATTGTTATTGTCAAATGTGAATAAATACATTTCTCCAATACTTGGGGATACACCTGAAATTTCAACAATAGATGAAGTACCGAAACAATCCACGATTTCCCAAAAACCAGGAGGAGTTGGAGTCGGTGTCGGAGTCTTTGTTGGTGTCGGTGTATTAGTTGATGTATTGGTAGGGGTTTGAGTTTGAGTAGGAGTCTTTGTTGGTGTCGGTGTATTAGTTGATGTATTGGTAGGGGTTTGAGTTTGAGTAGGTGTATTAGTTGGTGTTGCTGTATTTGTTGTTGTATTAGTTGGCGTTTGTGTTGGAGATGCCGTGTTAGTTGCTGTATTAGTTGGCGTTTGTGTTGGAGTAGATGTATTAGTTGGTGTTGCTGTATTTGTTGCTGTATTAGTTGGTGTTTGTGTTGGTGTCTTTGTCGGAGTTGGTGTTTGTGTTGGTGTCTTTGTCGGAGTTGGAGTTTGCGAAGATGTTTGGGTTGGTGTGACTGAAGCTGTTGGAGTAGGGGTTGGGACCACTAAACATGTGCCACAATCACCATAATTAGATGACATGGTAAGAACTTTATCGACACCTGTAGCAGGCTCAGCATTGTCAATTATATCATAACATCCCTCAGGAGTTGCCCCTGTAAAAGTCAAATAATAGTTACCATTCACCGCAGGAAGTGACGAACTATCAAAATCTACTAAAATCGCAGAACCACCAGAACAGGGTCCTAAAAGATATGTTACTAAGGCCATCTAATTTTTCTTTATAAATATAAGAGTTTTGAGAAATAATCTAATTATCTGAGACTTGGGCTTTTAATCGATGCACCATTCTCATAACCATCAATCACTTTTTCAACTAAATCCCCTGTTCCCCATGTCTTCAAAGAGGAACATTTAGCAATTTCCGATGCGCCAATATCATTTATCAAGCCTGATACAATACAATTGTACCTCCCATTCGTCAAGGTCCTGAGAGTTGCATACATTCCATCATCTAATGTTTGATAATTTTGAACTCCTACAGAATTAAAATCAGTTGAATTTTCTAGCTTGTGAGTGGTATTGAATGGGTTGAAGTTTCCCGCTTTGCCCTCAGCTTGTCTCCAAGCAAGTAAAAATTTCATATTTTCATTTGTAATAGGGGCACCCAATTTTCTCAGTAAGGTTTCATAAAATTCTTGGTCTGCTTTATATTCTAAATCAAAATCCCTTTCGTACTGTAAACCCCTCAAGTTAGAATCAGAAAACCCTTTCTGTATCAACATCGCTAAAAGATATTTTGAGTCTTCTACACCGAAAATTCCTGTTTGTGGTAAACCGTTACTCGATTGAAAATCTTTCACTGCTCCTTGAGTTTCAGGTCCGTACTTTCCATCCACTCCGTATTTTGGTAATGAAAACCCTAAAAATTGTAAACCAGACTGTATAACTTCTACTGGTTGTTCATAAGGAATTTTTTGACCAGGTGTATATTCAAAATATAATCCATCTTGAACATATGACATTATTTTTTTCAAAAAAACAGAGTCTGACAATGTGTTCCAAACCATCTCTTGTTCTTTATTAAATTTTTTCTTTCTCTCAGACTTTGGTGCCGCTTGAATACTACCTTTGGAGCATTTTAGTGTACCATCATCATTTAAAAATTCTCTGATGTTATGTCCCCATTCTACCCCGATGTGCACGTGGTCATAAGAACTACCAGGCATATCCATGACATAACCTAATAACTGTCCACACTGAACAGATGAGCCCTTTCGAACCTGAACGTTTTGTAAATGTGTATAAAAAACATTTGGTAAACCATCAGTACTTTTAACCGTAAATCCTGCACCATATAATTTTTTACCATTCGTTTTGATTATTTTCGGCCCATAATCTTCAAAAGTGGTTACAGTGCCGTTAGCAATTGCATATACAGGTTCTCCAATTGGTGCTTTTATGTCCCAAGCATTAGCACTCGGCCATCCACTTTGACCTGCATGAGCACCATCAATTGGAATTTCAACCTCAGAAGAGCCGAATAATCTGTCACTTTGTGTTTGTTCATTTAATTTGGATTCGATGGAAAGTTTTCTATCTTTTTCTTTGTTTAAAGCCCCAAAAAGTTTACCAATCATTTCCGACCTTCTAAGAAATTTGAATACCAAGTTTTCATATGAAAATTCACCCTCTCTTTCTAATCCGGCTTTCCGATATTTTTTTATTTTTTCTTTAAGAGATTTCATTTTTTCAATATCTTCACTTTCGATAGTATCATCAATTTTTGAAATCCATCCTTTAACTTTCTTTTTCAAGAAATCAAAATCTACTTCCGCATTTTCTTTTTTGGGTTTTTGAATCCATTCATCATTCATAATTGAATAGACCGCACTACTTGAATGCTCATCATCAGCTCCTTGAGCATAAACTTCTACATCGTATCCATAAATGGTAATTTCATGTTTGTTGTTGAATTTATCTTTTTTCAAATCAAACATTTCTCTATATAAATCTTCCTCTTTCCCGTATTTTTCGAAATCTACCAATAAATGTAAATCAAAGTCAGAAAATTCTGACCAATTATAATTGGCCAACGAACCCATCAAAACAATATCTTCAACAAAAACGTCATCCCCTAAATTATCTGAAAATTCGTCAGCAATTTCTAATAATTTTTTTCTTATATTAGGTTTCAGAGACGCCTTGTCAATATCTTCGTAATTATCCCATACCTTGGGATTTAAATTTTCTTGTAAAGAAAAACTATCTAAAATTTTTTGAAACTTATTCATCCACAATAAATACTGCGAAAATTATAGTTTTTTGAATTTGTATTTTTTGGAAATTTCGGTTGAAAAAAATTTCCCTTGAGATTCGGACAACCTAAATCTTGTATATATTTGATGTGGTACATCTTCGTATTGATATCTTGAACCATTCAAAAATTCAACAACCATCATTTTTGTCTCTGTGTCATATTCGGTTTTTTTCAAATTAGATGACTTTATCTCATTTATAATTCTAGTACCTTCTATTGTTTCTTTGATTACTGACATAAAAAAATTTTATAAGTTTTATTTTAACTAAAGAATTATAATTATAAGTATGAATGTAAATGAATCTTTTAGATATTATGGGAACTACGACGTGTCCAATATTTTGAAAATTTTGAATGAAAATAAGGTGGATTGGAATGAATTTACTTTGAGACAAAAGGCATGTACTGATATGGTCAACACACAAACAATAAAAATAGTTTATGATGACGATTTTTTTTCAACTAATTTCAATCCTGTTTTAACGAAAAATTACGTATTCTTTGAGGATGATTTGAAAAATATATCCGAGGTTATAAAAAAACACACCGAAGGGTTAGGTTATTTACTCAGAGCAATTTTAACCAAGCTTTACAAAAAAACTATTATACCAACTCACGTAGATAGTGCAAATAATACTTTCAAATTCTCAAGAAGAATACATATTCCCATTATTACAAATGAAAGGTGTATATTCAAAGTAGGTGAAGAATCTCTAAACATGAAAGTTGGTGAAATTTGGGAAATGAATAATGATAAATTACCTCACTCTTTTATGAACGAGGGTGATGAAGACAGAGTTCATTTGATAATAGATTGGTGCGAAAAAAACCCTCAAACTAATTGAGGGTTTTTCATCAAAGGAGATTGATTCTTTTTTTCTCTTGCTTTTTATAATTAGGTACGAATACCGTTAGTAGACCGTCTTCTATCGTGGCCTCAATCTCGGATGAATTATACTCCTTACCAATTTTAAATTCTTTGGAAAAAGATTTAGTTTTTTCCTCTCCGTTCAACTTATAAACTCTTTTTCCTTCAATAATTAAAATTCCGTCTTCCATTTCAACTTTCAAATTAGATTTGTTAAAACCTGGAACCTCGAAGAAAAGATATGCACCATCCTTAGTTTGGTTTATTTCATAATTCTCTTCATTTGAATTTTTTGAAATTACTGAGGTTTTGTAATAAGAGTTTGAAGTTCCGTTGAAAATTTCATCGAAAATTCTGTTCAATTCATTGTTTGATAAAATCATAGTTTTTTTTGTTTTTGAGGTTTATTATTTATATAATTAGATTCAACTTTTGTGCCGTAAACAGATAAATGTCATAATGTCATGTAAAAAAAAATTATTATGACAATTTTACAAATTATTTGTTTGTGTACATTTTTTGATACATCTTTGTAAAAAATACATACTATGAATGAACTAATGGATGATGATGACATGAAAACAAGTAGAAAACAAAAAACCTCTGACAGTTCTTCTCCAGTTTTGGACAATTTCAGTAGAGATTTAAACAAACTTGCATCTGAAGGTAAATTAGACCCTGTAATTGGTAGAGACCGAGAAATCTTGAGGATTGCACAAATTCTTTCTAGACGAAAAAAAAATAACCCCATTATTTTAGGAGAACCTGGTTGTGGTAAAACTGCGATTGTTGAAGGTTTGGCAATGAAGATTGTGAATGGTGAATGCCCAAAAAATCTAATTGATAAAAGGATTGTGAATTTAGATTTAACCTCTGTCGTTGCCGGAACAAAGTATAGGGGGCAATTCGAGGAAAGGATGAAAGTTATTATTGAAGAATTACAAGCAAACCCGAACATTATTGTTTTTATTGATGAGGTTCACACTTTAGTTGGGTCTGGTAATTCTGCAGGTTCTATGGATGGTTCCAATATTTTCAAACCAGCCCTCTCTCGTGGTGAGATTCAAATTATTGGAGCAACAACATTGGATGAATTCAGAAAAAACATTGAAAAAGATGGAGCTTTAGAAAGACGATTCCAAAAAGTTATTGTAGAAGCATCTTCTGTTGCAGAAACTATCGAAATTTTAAAAAATATTCGTTCTAAATACGAATCATATCACAAGGTTAGATACTCAGACGAAGTAATTGAAATTTGCGTCAAATTAGCTGAGAGATATATCACAGACCGAGAGTTCCCTGATAAAGCTTTTGATATCTTGGATGAAGTTGGTGCACGTATGCAGACCGAAGTAAAAATTCCTGAAGTTATCGAAGAACTGAAGAAAAAAGCCGCAGAAATAAAACAACAAAAAATTGACGTTGTAAAAAAACAGAATTACGAACAAGCAGCTCAACTACGGGATAAAGAAAAAAAGTTGTTAGACAAGTTGGACTCGGAAAAGAAAAAATTTGATGAGGAGATGGAAAAACAAAAACAGGAAATAACTACGACGATGGTTTATGATGTGGTCTCAAACATGACGAAAATTCCTGTGAACAAGATGACTGTAGATGATACTAAATCACTTATAAATTTGGACAAAGAACTCACGGGTAAAGTCATAGGACAAGATTCAGCAGTCATCAAAGTGGTCAAATCTATAAAGAGGAATCGTTTAGGAATCAAAGACCCAAATAGACCAATTGGTTCTTTCATCTTCTTAGGTTCAACTGGTGTCGGTAAAACACACCTTGCCAAACAACTTGCGAAAGAAATGTTCGGTTCAGAAGATGCTCTTATTAGAGTGGACATGAGTGAGTACCAAGAAAAACACACCGTTTCAAAATTAGTTGGTGCACCTCCAGGTTACGTGGGATATGATGAGGGCGGACAGTTGACTGAAAAAGTTAAAAACAAACCTTACTCTGTAATTTTATTCGATGAAGTTGAGAAAGCGCATAAAGATGTTTTCACAATACTTTTACAAATTTTAGATGAGGGTCACGTTACAGACTCACTCGGTCGAAAAATCAATTTCAAAAATACTTTGATTATTTTGACCACAAACTTAGGTGTAAAAAAATTACAAGATTTTGGTACTGGTATTGGATTTTCAAATTCTTATTCAAATGAAGAAGCAAGAAAACAAGTTTTAATGAAAGAAATGAAAAATTTCTTTTCACCTGAATTCTTGAATAGAATTGACGACACAATTGTTTTTAATTCTCTCTCTAAAGAGGATATCAAAAAAATTACTGAAATTGAACTGAAAAAACTGTCTAAGAGACTTTATGATTTGAAGTACACAGTAACCTACGATGATACTCTGATTGAATATTTATCAAAAATTGGGTACGATGAATTGTATGGTGCCAGACCTTTGAAAAGAGCAATACAAGACAAAGTTGAGGATTTAATCTCTGAAGAAGTTCTGACAGGAAAATTTATCGAAGGAAAAACTTATCATTTGAAAGTTGAAAAAGATGAAATAAAAATTACAAAAAAGGGACGATAAGTCCCTTTTTCTGTATTTATACAAAATGCGTAATTCAATCAAAAAAAATTTTAGTGAGTCCGAATCCAAAGACTCACCGTCTAATTTAGATAATGTGTTGAAAAGGTTTGAATCCCAGTTTCAACAAGCTTATTTGGACCGGATTCCTATGATTAAAAATTTTGTAAAAAATTTCATAGAAAAATCTAATTATAATGTAAAATTTTTGAATGCTTGTACAACATACTTAGGTGTCAGAACAAGAGACCAAATCATCATTTGTGCTCCGAGTCAAATGTCATCTTTGGGAGATTTTCTCTACACTTTATTTCATGAAATAAGGCACGAACAACAAATTTCAGATATAAAAATGCCCAATCCTCTCTCTGATTTTGATTTGGAAGATTTCGAAAAAATTTATGAACAATATTGGGAGATGGAATTAGATGCAGACCAATATGCAAAAAACATGCTAGGTAGGTTAGTTTTTAGTTTGAGAATGCCGATTGAGGACGTAAAAAAAATATTCAGATTGTCCCAATTCATTGAGCAATATCCTCAAGCATCAAAAATTGTTGGGACAAGTTTAGAGAGAATAATTGAGACAATAAAATACATGAAGTCAAAGGGGATGGATTATTCCGACATACAAGACCATCCCATGGTTAAACCTTTTATAGAAAAATTAGAAAAATTTCTATAAATAAAACTTTTTTGGGTGTTTTGCTTTTTTGAAATGTAGCTTATAACCAAGTTTTTCAATCATGAGTTTTCCCATTTTGATTCCATTGTAAACGTCTTCTACAACAACATACTCGTTTGGAGAATGATAATCATAGTATCCAATAGAAAAATTTATACAAGAAAAATCAAATTTACTACGTAACGCAAATACGTCAGTATAAGGGTGGACCATATAATCGATGTAATCTTTATGCATGTTCTCAGTTAGAACTTCATTACAATTTTTGAAAAAATCCGACTCCCTATCAAACATAACTTGACCTGAACAAGTTTCAGTAACCATCCAATTTTCAGGAGCGTCAAATTGGATAGCGTAGCCTACATTTTTGAAGAATTTATCATCACAATTTCTTGAACCATGACAACCTGTTTCTTCGGAAACAAAAAACGCCGCTTTTAGAAAAGGTAATTCTGATAACAATTTCAAGCAAGCAAAAACACCAGCTTTATCGTCCCCTCCTATACCTGTTGGGGAACCGTTCTCATCGTAGGCCTTCAACGATAATTTTAAATCCCCTTGAGCATTAGGTAATTGTTCCTCTTGAATAGTTAAATGTTTAATGGAGTGAACAGTATCAGTGTGAGATACAACGCAAGGATAATGAAAATCATCATCCACTTCAGAAATTTTTTTGGTCGCATAAACGTTACCATGTTCGTCAACATAATTTTCAATTTTATTTTTTTCTAACCAATCAACTATGAATCTTATCATCAAATCTTCACGATAAGTCACTGTTGGTACTGATAGAACCTCTTTTAGGAAATTTAAATCGTTTTGCATAGCACAAATGTACTACAAATTATGTAATTCTCCAACTTTAAATAATTCTGGCTGATATAGTAAATTATAAAAGTTTTCCTCCGTCATTTTGAATTCTTTTTGTTTGAGGTCCTTTCTTAGTTTTACAATTATAGTTTGTGTTGGATAATCATACCCTTGTATAGAAAATTTAACTGAATTAAATTTGTCTTTGGGTAAATCATATAAAACATTAGGTCTAAATTTTTTTTCGATTCTTTGAATCATAGTAA